TGAAGATTGTGCTGAGAGCGCTTTAGGCTGGGAAACTCCAGAGAGGTTACTAAAAGAAGATGTCAAACAAGATTAACGGTAAGCCAATGCGAGATAAAATCATCGAGCTTTGCAAGAAAGACCCATCGCTCGCTGATGATGACACTCGGCTAATAGCTAATGTTTGGTGGCAAGGAGGTGGCACGATAAGGAGCTTTGCAAACATCTCCGGTCGGTGAGTAGCCCTGAGACTATTCGCCGAACTCGTGCAAAACTTGTACAAGATGGCACTATTAAGCCATCTTGTGTTACCCAAGTAGCTCGCAAGGTAAAGGAGCAAAAGACTAGAGGCGATTTAGGGTATTGACATTTATAACAACTAGGTGTATGATGGGAGTATGAGTAAGAATAATGAAAACAACTGGGAAGTGGGCAGAGAAGTTAGATACTTCAATGGCACTTTCCGCAAATTAAGATTAGACCGAGGCTGGAAACAGGAAGAGCTTGGTGAGCTCTTGGGGGTAGAGTCGTCTACAATTAGCTCTTGGGAAAGGCTAAGAGCTGTCCCATCAGAAAAATATCGAGATAAACTCGAGAAGATTTTTGGCAAGAAGTTTGAGGAAATGTTCCCAGAGTTCTTAGAGATGTTTAAGAACAGGAGAACGACCGAAGTCGAGTATGCCGAGCTTACACCACAAATGCTTGAAGCTCACGAAGAAGAAAAAATGCTGCTAGGTGAAGGCGAGCCATCGCTCGAAATCCAGTTTGCCCGAAGAGACCTTAGCGATAGGATGAAAAAGATAATGGAGACCGTACTCTCTGATAGAGAGCAGAAGATACTTAACCTTCGGTTTGGTTTCGATGGTGGTCGTCCACATACTCTTGAAGAAGTTGGTTTTGAGTATTCTGTCACTAGGGAGAGAATTAGGGAGATTGAGGCAAAAGCCATAGGCAAACTTAGGCGAGCTATTATGAAGACAGATATTCGTGATGAGGCTAGTTTAGCTTACGATATTTCTCGTCCTACTCCTAAAAAAGTGGTTGTGCCGGTCAAGACAATGCCAAAATCAGATAGATGGTGGGAAAAATAATTAGCACACCTTTTGTTGTATAATTGGAGGTGTTATGAGTGAACCAGTTATACGAAGAACTATCAGAGTTAGTGAAAAGGCTTTTCATCGTATCAAGGAAATGATAGAAGAAAACCCAGATTTTTACCGTGGCCGTGGGGCAGTTGGGGTGGTTGACAACCTCTTATTTGAAGAGTTTACCACCGATAGCCGTGGTCCAAAACCGAAAAAATGATTGACAAAAGGTAAATCTTTTGCTACAATGGAGATAGTTACCAAACCGCTACGAGCGGCAGGTGACTGCTAGAAGCCCTCACCCCTTCGGGTGAGAGGAGACGAGGTAACTACTGCGAGGTATCTTGTCTCCCCTCAATCGAAAGATTGAGTGCTGGAAAACCCCTTAAACAGGTAACTGTTCGAGGGCGATAGAACAAATGGATGCCCTTGCTCTATCACCCCCGCACAGCGAGTGGTCATAACGACCTAGCTATAAGTCGGGAGAAGGAACAAAATATGTCAAACAATGAATTAACCATAGAAGAAAAAATGGAACGGGTCATTAAGACCCAGAAAGCAGCAGATAAGGCTTATGCAGCCATTGAGGATGACTTCCCAGAGGCGTGGGCAAGGCTCGAAAATATCCGTCTAGCTCGTGAAAAGGCTGAAGCCCTTAAAGCTGATATCCGCCAAGATCTTATTGAGGCTGGCGACACCGATGTTCACCAAATCGAAGGTTTTAACATCTCGGTGAGTAAGATTGCTAAAATTGTCGTTTCTGATTCTGATAAAGTCCCGATGGACTACAAAACCCCAACCAAAGAGAAGTGGGATGTAGACGTCGAGACAGCTAAGAGGCATTTCAAAGTAACTGGTGTTTTGCCAGAAGGGTTTGCTGACAAGAGTACCTATAAGCTTAACTGGAATGCGATCAAGAATGCCTAACAAAGATTTACCTGATTTAGCTTTTGCCCGTGACGAGGAGGAATGGAAAAAGTGTATGATTGCACTTATCTATGCCCTCACCGACGCTCGCCCTGGCAAAATCGAGCGATGGCAGGGTCATTTCAAAATGATGATTCAGTCATACGCTGAACTTTACAAAGAGGGGAAAATCGAAAAGCCTTTTATCCCTGATGACCCTAAAGACGCTTTGCTAGCGCGACAGGAACTCTTGCACGGGTATGAGGCGATTGAGAAATATGAAGAATGGCTTAACCGACAAGCCAAGAAGGAGGTAGCAAAAAAATGACCAAAGCAAATGATGAATTAGATGAGGCTATTAAAGGTTTGGAAGAGGCTGGCGCAGTCGTAAACTCGACTAAGAAACCAGTCAAACCAATCCGTGAAGTGAAAAAGAAGAAAGTTGCCGTAGAGGGGAATCCTACTGATGGTATGGTAACTTTCGCTGAAGACGAAGGGCCATTCAAGGCCACTCCAGCCCCAATGGCAACCGATGAGGAATTGGCGCAGGCTCTAGATGATTGTGGTGTAGGGTATGTCCCAGCTCACGATGAGCCAAATGTTGCTGATGAAGGTTCGGGGGTTCCATTTAACCCTGAAACAGCTGAGGTTGACGCGACTAAGGCTATGCTTATCCGTAAGTATGCCCAAGCAACCCACTCTATCTATACCACGAGCCCTGGCACTCCTCAGGAGAGAACCTATGGCACACAGAGTGTCTGGAATTATGTTATTGCTCTTAACGATTGTTTTGTTCGTGTCCTAAAACTTACTGAGAATGCAAGAGGAGATTCAACCACGCTGCAAATCGAGCGAGATGTGTATTGCTTGGCTGAATTAGTCTCTAAGGTCACTGGAGAGACACTGAACCGAACTATTATGTGTGCAAGTACCGATGAGGATTTTGTTTCTAAGACCAAGAACAAATTGTCGGTTGCTTATGGATTGGCGCAGACTCGTGCCGAAGAGCGTCTCGCTCGGATGACTTTTGGCTACCAGGTGGCTTTAGCTGGCTTACAACCCACCCCAGCAGAAGAATTAGATGTGGTGGAAAAATGGTGGGGGGCTAAAGATAAGGAGTTATAGTATGACTACAAAAAACAAACAATCTGTTGTAGGAGACAAACTAGCTAAAGTTTTGATCAAGGAAGTTACTAAAGACGAGGAGGAAGAAGGTGATTGCGGAGGAGGTCCCGGCAAATGTACCAAGTGCAAGAAAAGTAGAAAAGATTAAGCAAGGCAAATTAACATTTTACTATGGGATTGAGCAGGGAACTCAAGAATGGCTAGACCTTAGGGCTGACCGAGCGACCTGCTCCAATGCCTTAAAGGTATGCGAGCGAGGGCTAAAGTTTGCTATTGAGATTAACCGGCAACACGCTGCTCGTAAAACTCCCAATGGTAACCAGTATGCCGAGCGAGGGCACGTGCTAGAAGATGAGGTGAAGGAACGAATCCAAGAAAGTTTCGACACCGACAACCTAGAGCTCGTATCGTGTTCGTTTATCACCCACGATGATTACCCTCACGCTGGCTACTCTCCTGATTGGCTGGTGCTCGACCGGAATACACACGAGTTCGTTTGCCCTATCGAGATTAAGTGCTTTATGGATAAGACCGAGCGCTACAACACTCGAACTGGCGAAAAAAGTTTCGTCACGAAGGACAAGCACAAGCTCTGTTGCGAGAGCATTAAGAATATGCCACTCGAGTACATTATGCAGTTCGAGATGGAAATGCTTATGACCGAGACAGACCAACTGCTCGTGATTCTTTACAACCCTGATGCTGAGGGAGGTGTGCCACAATTCAAAATGCACGTTTATCATCCAGAACAGATCACGAAGGATGACAAACCCTACTACATTTATCAGGAACGACTAAAAGAAGTATTGTCTAAAAAACTTAACTAGGTGGGCTATGATAATATGGCTCTAGAAGGCTCATACGAGCCCATAGAGCCACTTTTAGGCCCGAGGAGGTATAATGTATCGACTTTTGAAAAACTTTCGTTTTGGAAAAAGTTTCGCAACGCGAAAAAACTTTCGCACGAGAGTGAAGAAAAAGTGGTGCCGACTAAGAACTTTCGCCAAGATAAAATTGGAAAAAGTTTCGCACACGAAGGAGAACAAAAAAACTTTCGCACGAAGGCCAGCAAGGAGGGTAAGCCCCTTGTCGACTGCGAAGAAGATCGACCCATTGCCCCTTAGGGGTAAGGAGGTGAAATTGAATTTTGAATTACTGCCACTGCCAGACGGCTTTAAGCATTGCAGCAACCGGCCGAGCGTGTGGCGCTAGATAACAATAAAAAAGAGCGGCTGTGGAGAGCGCTCTTTTTTGAGGGCGTTGGGATTACTCCCGTAGCCTCCACCAGTAGGATGAGCATATACCTACTTCTATATTATATCACTGACCGGCAAAATTTGGGTCGAGTTTTCAAGAACTTGCGTATCTTTTTGCCTTTAACGCGCAAGCTTTTTGCTCCACGTGTATGCGTGCGTAAGAAAAAAGACGCACAGGCTAAGTCTTGCGCTACTGTGTAAGCATAAGCATATGCCTCCTACCATAAGCGCAAGCACTAGCATAAGCATAAGTATGCACTAGCATAAGCATAAGTATGCGCGAGCATAAGCATAAGTGCGTGCGTTGCATAAGTTTTGGCACACTCGCGCCTATAATAACACTGATTGGCAGCAAAAACAATTAGGCGTATAATGGGAGAGAATAGCAAAAGATAAACGAAAGGACAAACGCTATGAATAACGAAACAACACTAGGGCAGATTTTCGACTACCTAGAAGATATGAATTGCTACACGGAAATGGTGCTGCTAGAGGCAGTGCTAAGTGGGAGTAACGACTATCTAAAAGAGGCGATTGAGATTTGGCTTGACCACGACGCCAAAGGGCATATGACCGCTGATAATTATGCTCGCCGACAGAATCTGTGGGAAAAATTGAAAAAAACTATTGACTTAACAAACAACTAGGTGTATAATGGGGGCATAAAGCAAAAGATAATAGCTTGAACCTTACACTCTAAAGCGATTGACTACTAGGCTAGAGATTATAAAGCTAGAGCGACAGCGGCAGAGTGTAGGGGGGGCGAAAGAAAGGGAAATAATATGAAACCACTAGCAAAGCCGTTGCTGACTATCGATAAAGAGAGGAAGATTACGGGAAAAGAACAGGACGGCAAAACTTATTTGCTGATAACCCCAAAGCGATATATTGGGGTAGGAAAGGATTTGACAAGCGCGATAAGTGATGCGAATGCTATGACTTTTAATACTGGGTATAGGGTGGAAGTTGTAGAAAAATAATATATAATATAGGAGACAATTATGCAAGTAACAGAGCTGACCAGAGACCAACTGACACAACTAAAGCAAAACTATTATTGCCAAAAGAACGAAAATGTGTCGATGAGTGAATTGGCTAGTGTTGATGATTTGGTGTCGGATGACGAGATTTTCGAGGCATATGGCGGCACGACTTTTGTGGATGATAATTTTGTAGGTGTGTAGTATAATAAAGGCAAGAGTCCCTTGGGGTATTGCTAGGACCGGTAAAATACACAACATTTCACTCCTATGTTTTATCTTTTGCATTGCTTAAAACTTTTTGCCCTAGCAGTACCGCTAGGGACTTTTGCTTATTTGGGGTGTTGTAAAAAAATACAACAGAAAATGTAAAAAAAGTATTGACACGAATTACAACTAGGTGTATAATGGGGACATAATAGCAAAAGATAATATAGGAGACAATTATGAATAAAATCAATTTTAACACAATGGCTGACTTTAAGAGAAAAGCACAAGTTGGTCGATATATCAAAGGTGGGTACCACGACAAAATGGATGATGAGGAATGGAGGGAAATCACCAAAGTGCAAAGCAATAGTATTGTGGTCTCGAGGACTATTTCAGGAAAGAAAAAAGGAAGCTATTTTTGGTTCCCAAAAGCAAGTGATTGTAAAATTGTCGATGGCACACTTTACATTTACGACAAAATGGTGAGGTATAACGGTGAAGAAATGCTAGCAAACAATAGTTGGCTTATCGACAATATCAAACTAGGCCGGATTAAAGATGAAGAGCTTGAGCGTTATGACGAGCTAGTTGCACGATACGAACTAGGGGAGGAGGTATAACCGTGGGTACTATCGAACAATTGCAAGCAAAAATCGACGCCATCACGCCAAAAATGAAGTTTTTGCATTGTATGGCGGCACTTGGGAAATTTGCGAGTATGTACCCAGGCAGCATACCTGACCAGGTGCTTGGAGTTGTGAACTTTATGCACGATGGCCAAAAAGAGGTCGCAAAAAGGTGGGAAGCAAAAGAGTTTGCCCACTCGATCGACTTCCTGAATAGTTTAGTGCAGGATGAGGAAGAGGTGAAATATTGGAAAGCGAAAGGAGTAAAGTATGACTTATGAAGAATTACAAAATAAGTTTTTCGAGTGGGTAGAAGAGAATGGTGGACGGCTTGACCACCAGATGAGCGATATATCTTACTCAAACGGTGTGTTTAAGACGAGCGACAACAAAACGGTCGTGGCCACAATATCTGAAGACTCTGACAAGTTTTATGGCGATGATGAGTGGGAAAAGCTAAAAAAATAATAATAAAATAATAAAAATAATAACGGAGGAAATAAAAAAATAATATTTTGAGCGATAAAAAATATTACTGCAAAACCACGATAAAATGAGTGTATGACAGAGCAAGAACGCAACCAAAAGATACACGAAAAACTGGAGAAATTAGCACGGGTATTTAACGACAGTGCGAACCCCTATATCGTCCCAACCAAACCTGACGACAAGACCTCACCTCTATCATTACCACCATCTAAACTACAAAATTTTGCGAATCAAAAAGACGCGAGTGAAGTGGTAGAAGAAAGAGTTGAGACACTCACGAATCTCGCCGAACCAAACCTCACCAAAGAACAAACCCAGCCGAATCCTGGGCTCACACACTCACCACAAGGGCTGACTGATAAGCAAAGCTTACTCACCAAAGAGAATGAAGGGAGAATACAGGAAGAGACGATACAAGAACTACCACAACCAGTAAAGCGTGGTAGAGGCAGACCTAAAGGCAGCAAGAACAAAGTGAAGAGGTTAGAGCAATCACCACTATCGTATGTGCAACAAGGGCAACCACAAGAGGAATCGACTGCCCAACCTACCACTATTGCGGTTAGTGTAGATAAGGATGAAAAACTTTCGAATGGAAAAACTTTCAAAAAACTTTCAAAAAATTTTCACGAACCACAAGGGAAATCATCTTACCCCTTGCAAGAACAGCATTTATGTGTTGAGACTCGTGTTACAAGGTTAGAAGGGGTGAAAAACAAGACATCACTCTATTACACGCTATTATACAGCGCTACTCTTTCACCCCATAATATCACACTACTTTTGGAAAAACAAGAGGATTTATGCTTAACTGCTAGCGAAATTATCGCCCTTGATTTGGTCGATCGCACTCTTAAACACGACCAAAAAGCTGAGAAAATCTATTGGGATTTGGTGAAAAAGGGGGATAAAAACGACAAAATCACCCCTATAAAGTCCGAAAATACCTTACTTGACGAGGCATTGGCCAAAGCTGAGGATGCGATTTTTGGAGAAATAGTTGACAACCCTGACAACCCTTGATACAATAGAGGTACAATTCACCAAAAGCGAATGTTGAACCCTAGAAGAGACTTGCAGACTGTGGGAACCATAAGCCGATAACCTCTAACTAGGGCAAAGCATAAGCGAGTAAGTGATACATAAGGTAAACATAAGCCCTATGCGAATAGCATAAGTGTTATAGATTTTGCCAAAGCATAAGCACGATACACTGATTTATCACTGATATAATGCTAGAGCTTGAAAAATCCGGGTTAAGTTTACAAGCTCTAGCGTTTTGCCCATGTGGGAAACTCTGTGTTTTTTGTTGAAAAAAATATTGCATTTTTCTTATGTGTGTGCTACAATAAGAGTATAGGGGGGGGTGGGATAAACCACCCTAGGCAATGCAAAAATAATTTAACAAAAGAGGAGTAAACCACCACGCCGCCGAAAGTGGTGACGCTTGAGGGGTGGTGGCTAACTAATCGCCATCCCCCTTATGCTTGGAACTTTTTGGGACCCCCCTCATTCATACTGGGTGAAATAAAAAATTCATACTGGGTGAAATAAAAAATTCATACTGGGTGAAATAAAAAATTCATACTGGGTGAAATAAAAAATTCATACTGGGTGAAATAAAAAAT